TTAGTCTAAATGCAGCTACTCTGTTGATGGACAAACATGGTATGAAAGCGAAAGATATTAATCTTACAAACGAAGGTATCGACATTCAAAAGGCAGATATGAAGGATGTTATCAAAGATTTTCAATCATCCGATGCTCCTCAGTTCAAAGGTAAGTCAGACAAGAAAAAGAAAGAGATGGCGATTGCTGCAAAACTTTCCAAAGAAGAAGTTGAGATGGAAGAAGCATCAAAGTTACCACCTCACCTTGCAAAGTTTTTTGACAAAAAAGGTGATTTAAAACCAGAAGTCGCAGCTCGTATTGCAAAAGGTAGGGAAAAACTTAATATTAAAGATGTAACACCTAAAGGATACGGCCCGAAAGAAGAAGAAAACGAAGATGGTGATCCAGTAGGAAAAAAGAAATCTAAAGATAAAGATTACAAAACAAAAGACGTAATAAACCTTAAACCAACGATGGAATCTAGTATGAAAAAATTTAAAGACATAATGACCAAGTTAAAAGAAAAACGTTCCAGTAATGAAGAGGGTGGATTGAAAGAAGACTCTTATGCACCGTGGTTGGACGATGAAGCTCGCGATCTTGAAGGACGTAGATGGAAAAAGATGTCTACTAAGGATAGAACTAAGTGGTTGACTCAGATAAAAAAGATGGCCGATAAAAACGATATGAGTTCAGCTGAATTGAACGACAAGCTTAGTGATTATGGTTTGACGAAATTTGATAATGAAAAAGTATATGATGAAGCTCAAAAAATTAAACCTAAGTGGAAAAGAATGTCTACTGCTCAAAGAACTGAGTGGAAAGATAAGATGGATGATCTTGCAGGTAAAGCTAAAACAAGTGATGCTGATGTACAATCAATCATGGACGACGCTGGACTGAAAATAAAAGAATCAGTCGAAGAAGCATCTGGTGACAAGGAAGCTTATCAAAAGTTTTTCAATGGTGCGCTGAAGAAATTTGGTGTAAAGAGTCCATCACAACTCAAAGGTGACAAGAAAAAAGAATTTTTCGATTATGTTGATAAAAATTGGACAGCTGATCACGAAGAAGAAACTAAAAAGGAAGAAACCATGACTAAGAAATCACTAAAAGATGCTGTCTCTCATATGAAAGAGAAGAAATCAAAAGTTCAGGAAGCTCTCACAATCGGTGGGGTGGAAGTTGGAGAACAGGATTTTGATAAGGATTTTAGATTAGATCACGCAGCACCAAATCTCGGAATGACATATAAAGATTATCAAGTACAAGTTGAAACTGATGGTATGGAAGGCCCATATCAAATTGATGGAAGTGCTTATTTTTGGGATAAAGCAAAAGCTTATTGGTATTCGGTAGAAGGGGATGATTATGTTGATAAGAAACGAAATATGGAATTAAATTTCCGTTACACTAAACAGGGAACTGCTGGTGGTGGTCTTTTACACAACCGAAGAATGTAATTATAAACAACAATAACTAAAAAATATGGTAATAGTGAATTCAAATTTTTTTAAACTTTTAATACATACAGGAGATCCAAATGTCCTCATGGGGAACAGATCCGAATTCGGCAGACCAAAAACCAAATTATCTGCTAGACAACGAAGTAACAAAATATCGTAGAGAAGACTCCTACGCTACTAATCAAGGCTGGGTGATGAGAGCTGGGTCACCTGCTACTGGAAACGGTAATATAAATGCATCACCGGAAATTTTGGTTGCAATTGGTGGTTTAGCAGGTCTTGCAGCTAACGCTGGTTTTGGATTAGAACAATATTCAGCTGGATGGCCAGGTGGTATCATTCTCGATAGTACAAATGGTTCGGCTAACGCAGGGGATGATCTTCTATTGGAAGCAGGAGATGGTCTTGGTACACCTAATGTTACAGCAGCAAGATTTGTCACTGCTATTCCTGCAGCTGGTTCGAGTAAAACCGTTACTGTTGAAATTACTTGGGATGAAGCAGTAACAGTTGCTGGAACCCCACAAGTAACGTGTGTAAATGGTAACGAAGGTACAGGAACAGGTAGAACTTGTGTTCTTTCTTACGTTGCAGCTGGTTCATCAGCAAACAGAAAACGTTTTTCTGCTACCAACATAACAGTTGCAGCAGATGACGTTATTACATTAGCGGGTGCTGACCAACTAGCGTTGAATGGTGGAACTATTTCTGACACAGAAATGGGTGGTACAGCTGTCCCAGTATTCCTTGACTTGAGTGATATTACAGCTGTCACACAAACAATAGCATAATCATTGTATTATAAATAAAAGTAAGAAGTCAATCGTCTTGGAAATTCCTTTGGGGAGAATAGTTCTCCCCGATTCCCTGCGACGTAAACTAAAGGTGCTGAGTCCCAGCACTTGCCTTTTAGGAGATAAAAATGGCAGACAAAAAAGTAACGGCATTAACGGCAGCAACAGCTTCCGATGTAGCCGATTTAGCACACATCATCACTGATGTTGCAACAGGTGCAACAAACAAAAAAATTACCGTTGCAAACTTCCTTAACAAAATTCCTGGCTTTATTGGTTTTTCAGATACACCCCAAACTGTAACCAATGCTACAGCTATAAACATTACAGGTACTCTTGGTTTACTTGTTACCACAACAGCTAGTGCTCCTGCCATAGCTAATGGTGTTCAAGGTCAAATCAAAGTCCTCGTAGCAATTACTATTTCGGGAACTTCAACAGTCACACCAGCAACCATGAATGATGGAACAAGTCTTGCATTTGCAGCTGCTGCAGATGCTGCTATTCTGATGTATATTGGTGCATCGGGATGGGCACCTATCAGTATTGCTGGAGCAGGAACACCAGGCGCTGGGCCAACTATTGCATAATAATGTCGTATAACTTAAAGGAGAAAAAATGGCAGACAAGAAAATAACGGCATTAGCGGCAGCAACATCAACTACTACAGCTGATATTGCACATTTAGTAACCGCCGTGTCAACTAACCCTCAAAATAAGAAAATCACAGTTGCGAATTTTTGGAATAAAATTCCTGGCTTTATTGGTTTTGCTGATATTGAGACAAAAACAGGAGCTGGGGCTATAAGCATCGCAACAACCCTTACGGCTCTCATATCAGAGGGAGCGATTGCAAATCAACTCGCTGATGGTATTCAGAGTCAACTCAAAGTCATCGTATTCATTACTGATGGTGGAACATCAACTCTTACACCAGCAACTATGAATGATGGAACAACTCTTGCATTTGAAGATGCAGGGGATGCAGCTATGTTAATGTGGATTGGTGCAGCTGGATGGGCAGTTATTTCCCAGGCTGGGCCAGGAACACCAGGCGCTGGGCCAACTGTTGCTTAAGTGATATATTATTTGTACCTCAGGCAGACAACCTCTGCTTGAGGTATTTTTTACTAATTAAAAGAAAGTGAATTAAAATGAAACTTGATAAGATAAAAGAAAAACGAAAAGAACTAACTGGAAAATTTGAAGAACTCCAGAGTGCAAAAAGTCAGACAGAACAAAATCTAAAAATCATTACTGAAGATTTACATACTTTACGAGGAGCAATCCTTCTTTGTAATGAGATGATAGAACTAGAAGAACCACAAGAAGAAATCAGAGAACCTAAACCACTCTTTCCAGAAAAAGAAGTGGTTGTCAACGATTTAGATAAAGAAGAAGATAATGGCTGATAAAAGAATAGCGGAGTTAAATGCTTTAACTTCCACTGCAAATACTGATCTTACGTTGATTTCGGATACTTCTGCTTCTGAAACAAAAAAGATAACAGTAGAAAATTTATTTCAGACGATTCCAACTTATGTGGGATTATCAGTCACTCCTGCCACATTTACAAGTGGTGCGATAGATATTACAACTCCAATTTCTTTTATTTCCACAACAGGAACACAAGCATTTTCACTCGCAGCTGGATCTGCGGGTCAAATAAAAATGTTGGTATGTACCGTTGCTGCTACTACTCCCGCAGGAGTTGTTACTCCCATAGCATCAGCTAATGACGGATACAATACAATTACATTCAATGCAGTTGGGCAGACAGCAACATTATTGTATGTTAATTCTGGATGGATGATTTTAGCTTTAGGTGGCACATCAGCAACACTTGCTGCTGGTAGTGGCCCAATTACTGCATAAAAACAATTTTGTTAGAGTTTGAATAGATGAGTTTATTTGATGATTTGAATGACAAGAACTATACCATGTTTGCTACGAAGTATTACGACAATCGGCAATGTACTTCAGTTGAGGAGTTTCACGAAGACTTGAACAAAATTAAGTATGTCAAGAGACTTTTCAATCGTTTTTTAGAAACTGGCGAATTAAAAACTAATTTAATTCTCAATCATTTAATAGTAATTTACAATGTATTTGAGAATGAACCAGCAACTCGTATGTTGTTCTTTAGGGTAGAAAAAAAGTTTTATTCGATACTCAAACCATTTTTGATATTTTTAAATAGACTTCCCGAAACAGTAAAAGGAATAGAAGGTATAGATATTCATACAAGTCACATACCTTTGAATGAAACTACTATCAAAGAACTAAGAAAGATAGAATAGCATTATGGGAATACTCTCAGGAATTGGAAATATATATTTTGTTTATCAGTTTATCAAAAAACTGGTAATACCTTTTGAAAAGACTGATGCTTTCAAATTGGGTATCATAGATAAAGATGGTAAGATACTCAAACGAAGAAGAGATTTAGAAGGTTCGGATGAGAAGGATGCTTACACTCTTTCCGATACTCTTATTTGGAACATCAAAAAATTATTAGGAAAAGTTCCCGGCGGTAAATCGAAAATAGCATCATATGCTGCTGCTCTTTTTCTCATCAAAGAAGAATCTGATAACTATAGAATCGATGATGAAGAACTAGAGTTACAATTTTTTGACCAGTTTGAAAAGTTGTATAATGAAGATTTAGAGTTTGACCCACTTACTCTGAAAAAACTTCAAAGAACATTAGAAGAAGACACACCAACAACAACAACTGGTGGTATGGCTTATAGAGACAAACCTTTAGATTTAGGAAAACCACCTAAAGGATTGATAAAGAAAAAGTTTGGTGGTATTGATGTATTTGGTGTAGACCCATCTCTTTTTGGAAGAGCTTTGCTGGGTAAGAAGAAGTACGGTAGATACAAGACATATGTTGGTGAAGATGAGATTGGTAAATATATTACAGCATGGGCGAGAAAGTATCCCAACAAACCTATCATAGTAATGGATTCCGTTACTGGATGTATGCAATACCTCAGACACGGAAAATAAAAATGATGAAATTTAAAGAATATCTGCAAACCTATGCAGACGATTCAATTGAACAAGTGATGGATGGAGAATGGATTTCAAAATCAAAAATAACATGGAAAGCTACGGATAATACTGGTAGTGAAATAGTCATACATAATGATGGTCACGTTCCTGAGTTAAATGGAGAATCGTGGACGGTGCACAATAATACTTTTGCACCAAAAGCATTTGCTTTTTTTTGTAAAGAATTCATTCAAGAAGTCAAACCATCGGAAGTGATACATGGCAGAACAAGACTCTATCTTAAAACTTAATACGGATATCCAAACTCTAAAAATAAAGGATGAATACCGTACTAAAGAACTTGACGCTCTGATGAAAAAGTTGGATGCCTCAACCAACAAACTCAATGATCTTTCAGAAAATATTGGTAGGTTATTGACTGCTCAAGATGTCAATAAAATGACAGATATCGAATTTCGCGATGAGATGAAAATCCTTCATTCTCGTATTGGTGACCTCCAAGATAAAATGAATCAGATGGTTGATAGGACGGAAACCCGAATGAACACTGATATCAATCTGATTTATACAAAGTTAGAATCTCTTGAACGTTGGAGATGGATAACCATTGGTGCAGCTACTCTTGTTGCTTGGTTATTGACAAACGTTATCCCCAAAATATTACTCTAGATTTGATTTGACATTTTCATCTCAGGGTGTTATACTTACAGTATAATAATTAATAATTCATAGACAATTACATTATGCCCTCTTACATTGATACCAAATATGTGAACATATTATCTTCACGACTTCCTCTATTCAAACGCAAGACCAACGGATTGTATAACTTTCGTTGTCCATTTTGCGGAGACTCCCAAAAGAGCAAAACAAAAGCTCGTGGTTATTTCTACCAGAAAAGAACAGACCTATTCTTTCGGTGTCACAACTGCGGTCAAAGTAGCACGTTCTCAAACTTTCTCAAACAGTTTGATGGAGAGACATACAAGGAATACGCTCTTGAGAGATACAAAGAAGGAATAACAGGAAAAGGTCACAACACACCTGACCCAAAAGTAGAATACAAACAACCTAAGTTTCACTCAAAGATAGACCTACCGAGAATCAGTGACTTGGATGATAACCATTTCGCGAAGACATACTTGTTGAATCGTAATATTCCACTTCAATTTCTGAATCTTATATATTATACAGATGATTTCAAAACGTTTGTCAATAAAATGACAAAACGAGAATATGACCTCAGTAAAAATGAACAGAGACTTGTAATCCCTTTCTTTGACAAAGACAAACAGTTGATTACATTTCAGGGTAGAGCATTCATCAATACTCAGCTTCGATATATAACTATAAAGATGGATGAAGAATCATCCAAAATATTCGGACTAGAACGTTTAGACATAAAACAGAAGTTCTATATAGTAGAGGGGCCATTCGATTCGATGTTTCTTCCCAACTGTATTGCAATGGCTGGTTCAGATATTAGTTTCCGTGGAAATGATGATATCAAAGACGCGATGGATAACCACAAAGGAACGATAATATTTGACAATGAACCTAGAAATAAAGAAATCATTGACAGAATGGAAAAGGTTATCGATAAAGGTTGGAACATTTGTATCTGGCCGGATTCGGTTGCTTGTAAAGACATCAACGATATGATAATGTCTAGCATCAACGAAACAAGAATATTAGAAACTATAAATAAGAATACATTCAACACCCTGCACGCAAAAACTCACCTAGCACTATGGAGAAAAAAATGACCGTACCCGATGACGCCACTTTACCCACTCAATACCAGCAATTCATTCATCTATCAAGATATGCTCGGTGGGATTATGAAAACAAACGAAGAGAAACATGGGGGGAAACAGTCAATCGGTTTTTTGGATTTTTTCAAGAACATCTAAAAGAGATGTGTGATTATACTCTAGAGAATGGTGTCCTAGAAGAATTGAAAAGAGAAGTATTATCGTTGAATGTGATGCCTTCTATGAGATGTTTGATGACAGCAGGAGAAGCACTCAGGAAAGAAAATATTGCTGGATACAACTGCTCTTATGTGAAGGTAGATAGTCCTAGATCATTCGATGAAATCCTTTACGTTCTCATGAATGGAACAGGAGTTGGATTTTCAGTAGAAGCAGATCATGTAAGTTGTTTACCTCAAATCGCAGAAGAGTTTCATCCAACAGATACTACAATAGTTGTCGCAGATTCCAAACTAGGATGGGCGAAGGCATATAAAGAATTGCTCAGTCTCTTGTGGAGTGGTCAAGTTCCACAGTGGGATTTATCTAAGGTGAGGGCTGCTGGTACTCCATTGAAGACATTTGGAGGAAGAGCATCCGGCCCAGAACCATTGGATGATCTATTTCACTTTTCAACAAAAATATTTCAGTCTGCAGCAGGAAGAAAACTAAAACCGATTGAATGTCATGATATAGTTTGTAAGATTGCAGCTATTGTTGTCGTAGGAGGTGTTAGACGTTCAGCACTCATTAGTTTGTCTGACCTCAACGATGAAGAAATGAGAACAGCTAAATCTGGTCAATGGTGGGAACGCGAAGGTCAGAGAGCGCTTGCGAACAACTCAGTAAATTACAAAGAAAAACCTAATGTCGGAACTTTCATGAGAGAGTGGTTGTCACTGTACGACTCCAAATCTGGTGAGAGGGGAATGTACAATGGTGCCTCGGCGAAATCACAAGTAGAGAAATTGAATAAGAGAGAAAAAGATGAAAATCAAGAGTTCATTAAAAGGAGAGAGCCCAGAGAAGATTTTGGAACTAATCCATGTAGCGAGATTATACTCAGAAGTAGAGAGTTTTGCAATCTATCCGAATGTATTGTCAGAAGACATGACACTGCCGAATCTCTTGCTAAGAAAGTGCGGATTGCGACTATCATTGGCACATTTCAATCCACCCTCACAAACTTCAGATATCTTACTAAAGAATGGGAACGAAACTGTTCAGATGAACGACTACTTGGTGTCTCGCTCACCGGCATATTAGACAATCCATTGACGAGCGGTAGAAAGAAAGGATTAGATGAACTTCTCCAAAATCTTAGAAAAGTTGCTGTGGAAACGAACAAAGAGTGGGCTGATAAATTGGGAGTTAACAGATCGGCGGCAATCACTTGTGTCAAACCTTCTGGTACTGTTAGTCAGCTTGTTGATAGTGCTTCTGGTATTCATGCCCGGCATAGTGAGTATTATATTCGGACAGTAAGAGCAGACAGCAAAGACCCTCTTTGTCAGATGATGAAACAGAGTGGATTCCCAAATGAACCCGATGTGACCAGACCAAATCATACTACTGTCTTTTCTTTCCCTACACAAAGCCCAAAGGGTGCTATCTGTAGAACTGATATGTCAGCAATAGAACAGTTAGAACTATGGTCAACGTATCAAGAAAATTGGTGTGAACACAAACCTTCCATAACGGTTACAGTCAAAGATGAAGAGTGGCCAGAAGTTGGTTCGTGGGTATGGGAAAACTTTGATGATATTAGTGGTATTTCTTTTCTTCCATTTAGTGACCACACCTATCGTCAAGCACCTTACCAAGATTGTACTAAGGAAGAGTTTGAGAAGATGTCAAAACTAATTCCTAAAGATGTTGATTGGTCAACATTGTCTCAATTTGAACAACAAGATTTTACATCTGGTTCTCAGGAACTTGCTTGCTCCGCTGATGGTGGGTGTGAGATTGTAGATATATAGAATCATAATGACAAATATTAATTTTTTGGAGCGAAATGGAAGACGAGATAATAACTGATGTAGAATGCACAGCGTGCAATGCCGTATATACCCTGACATTTGATACAAGAGAATTGAGGGGAGACTTGATAGATACTGTAGAATTTCATTGTACGTTTTGTGGTGTATTGATGGAACCATATTACGAAAAGGAAGATTAGGTGGAGTTTGTTGCGGGAATAGATTATTCTCTAACTTCCCCTGCCGTGTGTGTAGGAAAAATCGTAGATGGAAAACTGGAATTTAAAAACTGTAAGTTTCATTTCATCAAGAGAACAAAATATCATGAATCCTTTGGTGTTTTCAGAGGATACGATTATCCTAAATATTCAAATGAGATAGAAAGATATGTTCAACTTGCCAAATGGACAATAGAATGTATCCGATGGTACACTGGAAGAGTAGAACACGTTTTTATAGAAGATTATGCTTTTGCTGCGACAGGGAGAGTATTCAACATTGGTGAGAATACAGGAATACTCAAGGAATATCTTCACAGGAATGGATTTCGTTTTACAACGATTCCACCCACAGTAATTAAAAAATTTGCAACAGGAAAAGGAAATGCCAAAAAAGAATTGATGTATGAAACATTTTTAGAAGAAACTAATATTGATTTACAAAATCGTCTATCACCGAGGTCAATCAAAATTACTAATCCTGTTTCAGACATCGTAGATTCGTACTACATTTGTAAGACAGGGTTACTCTAACTAGGAAGTTATGTCTCCCCAAACATTGAGTTATCCATATTTAATCGAAACGAGTAAATCACAAATTCAGAAATACAGTAAATCAGAAGCAGACATCGAGGCTGAAATCTTACAACAGTCTGGTGAAAATGTGGAAGTCCATCACAGAGGATTTCTTCTATACAAATTGAGTGGGCAATTTCAAGGAAGTCTTTTCCCATAAAAAACTTGACAATGTAGGTATTAGTTGTTATAATTATATTATACAAACAAATGAGAAAATTATGAGCATGATGAAATTCGATGGATCTAAAATAAGAGAGATCCGAGAAAGAAGAGAAAGAGGACTACCACCAACTCCTACTGATGGAGATGTTGTTGTTGCTTCAAAGGATGCAAAGGGTGGTAGTGAACTGATTTATGAAAGAGTCAAGGAGAGAGTCCCTGAAGACCTGTGGGAATACTTCCAAGTCATACTTTCAAGAGTTCGTGATTATGATGGAAGACCAAAAATCCTTTGGTTCCAAGACACATCTAAAGACCCTGAAGTTCAATTCCTAAAAGATAAAAAGTATAGAGACCAATTTGAGAGATTTATATTTCCATCTGATTGGTCACTGGAAAAATATCACCTTGATCTTGGTGTTGAATATGAAAAGAGTGTGGTTCTCAAAAACTCCATTCAACCTATTCCTGCACATACCAAACCCAAAGACGGAACAATAAGACTTGCTTATATCTCCACACCTCATCGTGGTCTGGATTTATTGATAGGAGCATTTCGTGCTATGAAACTGGAGAATGTGGTATTGGATGTGTATTCCAGTTTCAAAATTTATGGTTGGGAAGATCAAGATACCAAATATCAACCATTATACGATGCTTGTATGAATACTCCAAATGTCAACTATCACGGCACAGTATCCAACGATGAAATCCGTGCAGCATTACAACAGACACACATTCTCGCATATCCGAATATATACCAAGAGACAGCGTGTATTTCGGTGATTGAAGCGATGAGTGCTGGTTGTGTTGTGGTCTGTCCTAATCTTGCAGTCTTACCAGAAACGTGTGCTAACTTTGCTTGGATGTATGGATATGTCCAAGATAAGAACGAACACGCTAAGAAGTTCTCTTATGTTCTGAAGGATGCAATTGAAAGTTTTTGGGAACCACCAGTTCAGGCTGGTCTTGCTTTTCAGAAACAGTACTTTGATATGCACTACGACATTGACACTACTGCAAAACAGTGGACGATGATGTTAGAGACTATCAAATCAAACCTTGAATATTCTAAACAAAAAAATGACAATGGCGAAGAAATTGAAAGTGGAAAGAAAACCGATGAAGACCAAACGAACTCGTAAGATTACAGAAGAGCAACGTGAAGCACTTCGCGAAAGAATGAGAATCATGAGAGCAAAGAAAGCTCCTTCTGAATACAAGAACATTAGTAAAATGGTTTTGGGTTTACCAGATGATGATACATACTCTTTCAAGAACATTAAAGCGTGGATAAGACACAACAAAGATATGATTTCCGAGCTCAATGCTAGAGCAAGAAGTAGAAATTCTACAGACAAAGAACGTAGAACATCTGAAAATCTATCAGCATCCAAGAAAGCATATGTTCGATACTGTGAATATTATCTGAAAACTGGTGATTGGATTTCGATGTTTTCGGGTCAGGATGAAGAACACAAAGTAGTTCCTAGATGTATTGCGATGGCTTACTACTCTGACGGAACTCCTAAGAGGTCTGAGGGGGTGTTCTATCCCGATATTGCCGCAGTGTGGACAAGAGATATGAACGAAACAGGACACGGAACGTCACACGAATATGTTCCTAAAATCAAAAAAACTGTTGCTATAACAGACAAGCAATTTATGGGAGAAGTATAATATGGCTGAACATAATGTAGTCGAAACTCTTGAGATGGTTGATAAAGCCAAGACAAGAGAAGAGAAACGAGAAATACTGAAATCAAGAGATAACTACGCAACTAAAGCGTTGTTACAACTGAACTATCATCCAGACGTAGAGTGGTGGATTCCAAAAGGAAATCCACCTTATACACCAAGTCAAGTTGCAGATTCTTCAGAAGGTTCGATTCATTTTGAGGTGAAGAAGTTGAGCTACTACGTCAAAAGTGGTGGTCACAATCTCTCGATGTTGAAACGAGAATCAATGTTTGTTCAGTTGTTAGAAAGAGTTGCTCCTGAAGACGCTAAGTTATTGATATCTGTCAAAGACCAAAATCTGACTTACAAGGGATTATCATACAAATTGGTCAGAGATGTTTGGCCTGATTTACTCCCCGAAGTCGAAGAAATAGAGGATGCGGAAGCGGTGGTTGAATCGAAACCAAAGAAGAAATCGAAGAAAACCGCGGTTGTGGAAGGCTGAAAATGTATAAATATAACTACAAGTTTGGTTGAGATTGATATATTATGCATTTCTGGTGAACTGATTTAATAACCAAAATAAGGTACAAGTATGGTAAAAATAGTAAGGATGTTCCTTGCTTTATTTGCTACACTATGGTATACTACTTCACAACTTAATAGTTCGGCACCACAACAAGTCTTTGATAATTTTCCACAAGTGAAAATGACGATTGTTGAAAGTGTGGGCGACACGAATTATTACCAAAACCCCAACCCAAAAATTAAATATTCTGCGGCAGATTTAGATTGTTTGTCGAAAAATATTTATTTTGAGGCTGGTGTGGAGAGTACAGCAGGAAAACTCGCAGTAGCAAACGTTACGATTAATCGTAAACTCAATGCGAATTATCCTAATACCATATGTGGTGTAGTGCAAGAAGGCATTCATTATTATGATGCTAAGTTAAAAGGTCATGTTCCTGTGAAAAATAGATGTCAGTTTTCGTGGTATTGTGATGGTCGTTTGGATATTCCAAATGAAGGTAGAACATGGGAGTCTGCACAATCACTCGCAGTAACAATATTGGAAAGTCATTACGACAAAAAACTGTTAGACATAACAGACGGAGCGACACATTATCACGCCAGTTGGATGAAGAAATTTCCAAAGTGGAGTTACCAAAAGAAAATAATGGCATCTATAGATAGACATATATTCTATAGAAAACATTAAAAATTTCAAAGAAAAGACTTGACAAACCTCTCACTTTTCTGTATAATAGTACATGAAGAGTGAGAAAAGTCTTTCTTTGTTAACTCCAAATGAGAATAAAAATGAAAAAGTTATTGATGTCAGTTAGTTTTTTAGTGTTACTCAGTTCCGCCTCAATGGCAAAAACCGAGACTATTACAGAAGAAGTTTGTAAATCTCCAAATGGTTGTCGTATAGAAATGACCGATGGTTCTTGTCCAGATTGTGTTATGATAACAAGAACAATTGTAACAAAAGACCCTATAGTAAATGTTAAAAAATCAATCGTTAAGAACAAAACTCGTTTGGTTGCTTCGGTGGATAAGTCGGATTGGCCAACAGCATTGTGTAAATCGGGGTGTTCCAGTGCTAGAGCTGCTTTGCTTGGGTACAAACACGATGGAAAATTTTGGAAAAGAGCAGAATAATTTTATCTATATAATACAGAAATAATAATTTGTAACTGAAAGGAGAGTATGCCCTATTATGATTATAAATGTTCATCATGTGAACATGAGTTTGAAGAAAACTGGAAAATAGTTGATAGAAATAAACCAACTGAAGAACCTTGCCCAGAGTGTTCTGAGATAGATGTGAAACATGTATTCGGGAAATCTCACATTGGTGATCCGTGGTTTCATGGTGGCCGAAAAGTTGATGACGGATTTAGAGACCGTTTAAAAGAAATCAAAGAAAAAAATCCTCACAATACTATTGATATACGTTAGTTTATGAAAAAATTTAATTATGATCTTTTTGATAATCGAAAAGACCTAATAGAACAAGATAACTCTGGTTCTAATGGCAGAATGTATCATTCTCCTAATGGAACATATCCATCCATCACAAATCTTCTTTACGAAATAGTTTCCAAAGCAGGAATTCAAGCTTGGAAAAATAGAGTTGGCCACGAAGCAGCACAGAAGATTTCTACCAAAGCTTCTATGCGTGGAACTAAGATACACAACGTGATAGAAAAATATATGCTTGGTGATGAGAATTATCTACAAGGAGTCACACCAGAACATACCGAACTGGTCAAACTAGCAATCCCTCAAATCAACGAGAGAATAGATAACATTCGTGGTATTGAGTTACCACTTTGGTCTGATGGATTGAGAACAGCAGGAACAACAGATTTGATTGCTGAGTATGAAGGTGAACTGGCGGTTATCGATTGGAAGACTGCTACTTACATCAAGAAAGAAGAATACATCCTATCTTACATTCTTCAAGGAACTGCTTATGCTAGAATGATATACGAAATGTATGGTGTCATTCCAAAGAAAATAGTTCTCTGTATGTTGATAAGATTTGATGGAACCAAATACAATCCATTGTTGGATACCGATATTCTAGTCGATTGGAGAGTATTCGATCCCCTTGATTACATACACAAACTAAAAGAAGTATGTGACGCCTACCATTTCAAATATAAGACTTGACATTTCACATCTATCTTGTTATTATATAAATATCATAAAGAACTTAAAGAATTTGTTTGATGACCCAAAAGGATAGTTAAGTAAGACATCGGTGCGATTCCGATCAGCTCCACCAAGAACTTATAACGTGATTTGTTGATGGGGCTGTAATAGAGTTCGATTGCTAATGAAAGTATTGGAGAGAACAAATCGGGTGATTGACTACAATCAACTAAATTAGATGCAAACTTTTTCGCAGCTAATAA